AGTGAATGATATATGCAAGGAAGAGAAAGTTAAATGGCTAGAGGAGGCGCGGGCTACGGCCCGCCATATCCTCGAACACCAGAAATTTATTACAATTGAGGATGTGCTCAAGCAGAAGCCTTTGCCGAAGTTCTTACACCACAACACTATCGGTGGGGTGTTCCGTACGCTCGACTTTGAGTGTGTTGGATGGGGGCGCAGTACACGACTTGAGATGAATGGACGCTACATTAGGCGGTGGAAACTGCGAGATAAATAAAGTCGATCAAAAGTGTTGACTTTAGCTAATGCTTGCGTTAGAATAGAAACATAAACAAAAGAGAGGAGAAAGCTCATGGAACAACAAAATAATAACGATTATCATAAAGCGATGGTTGTAGTTGCTTTTGCGCGTATCATGTATACGGTAGTGTTGGGGGCGCTCACAGCGTGGCTATTAACCGCAAAAGGTTTTGATAACGGTTTTTGGTGGGGGCTACTGTCTGTAGTAATGATACTTTGGACAGTTTCTAAGGCAATTGAGACTGTTTCATTTATCACAATCGCAGTAACATGCAAGGATGATTAATTGATGAAACAGAAAATCCTAGAAATTCTTGACAAATCAACCAACAACGGTATGAAGGCTAAGGAGATTATGAGCATCATCCAGATGGGAATCATCCAGGCACAGTACGATATGTGGGAGGAGCAACACAAGAACCCTAACGCACCACTAGCTGCTGCTACAGACTGGGCGGTTGCGATGATAGAAAATAAATTATTTGGGAGGCTAGACAATGGAAAATAAATGGCGAGGTAGCGCACTATGCGCACAAACAGACCCGGAAGTGTTCTTTCCTCAAAATAAGGCATATGTAGACGATTACAACGGATACGACAACTATAATGCAGCACGTAAGATTTGTGCAGAGTGTCCAGTAAAGGGTGAGTGTTTAGCTGATGCACTCATGACTGGAGATGTAGAGTATGGTATGCGAGGCGGGCTAACACCACGTGAGCGCATGGGTATCTTAGCAACAAAGGTAGCAATGTATGAGTAAGAACATTATTAGATACATAGCAATGGTTGTGACAGCAGTGCTACTGCCAATAGTACTTTACTCAGCAGCGATATTGATATACAAATTCTACCTATTCGTAGCAGGTTTAGTATCACCAGAGAACAAAGAGTTTATGGCTTTCTTTGGTATGCTTGCACTAGCTATGAGTCTGGTGGGCGGTGTCATATATACCTGCGAACAGTACGAGATTAAGACAATGAAATAGGAGGTAAATATGAAACTTAAACACATGACAACAGATCAATTCATGGAATCAGTAGAAGCCCTAGGTCTTAGGCCAGAGCAGAACGAAAACTATGGTAAAAAATATATCGACATAAAAGATAGGTTCGGTGAAATAATTGCCTACGTTGTTGTGGACGTGCAGGGTATGATGAATGTAAGAAATGTTACCGTAGGCTACGACCATAATATTTTGTTCAAGGTTATGTGTGTATATGCTAGTACTCCGGTTAGTAAGCGTGAGCCGAAAACATACAAGCTAAAGATCCTTGGCGCAGACCCACAGCTAAGTCTATATCTCATTCATATTAATCAGCACGAAACAACAGTGACTACAAACAAGAAGGCAGCAAAGGCTTATAATGAAAGTGGCGTATATAGTGCTAAGGAGTTAGCTGAGAAGCAAGGGTTTGCATTAAAAGCGGAGGTAATCAATGCTGCTGACTAAATACAAGGTGATGGAGTTGATCGAATCAATCGACGCTGACACAGTAGAGGAGCTAAAGGATAAACTAATTGATGAGATTGGGAGGCTATCGTGAGTGACAAGATCAAGCCGGGTAAGTGTGAACACCGTGGCCAGACTATCCAGGTATACAAATATAAGGTCACACCAGCCATGGTGTATCTATTAAAGGATATGGCACGCATCTCACGTGAGTATATCAATAACGGGGGAGCATGGCCGTGCTGTGTAGACACAGCGGACATTGACAGACCATACGGTATCAAATCACAAATCACAAAGCTACGACTACACGGATTAGTCGACAGGGATATTGAGAATGGGAAGCAAGTACCACGGTCATGGATTATCACCCACAAGGGCTGGTCATTCTTAAAAGGCGATCCCGTCATGAGTAAGGTTATTGTCTATAACAATAAGGTGATCGGGTATGGCACAGACACATGCACACTGTCACAAGTAACAGGTAGGGCAGATGATTATATTGCTGAGCCTATCACACCAGAACAAAGTAAACAATTAATTAAGGAGAACCAATGAACTACAACACACCAAAACTAAACCAAGAAACTAACGACAAGTGGGCGCAGTTCGACACATTGAGTGATCACTTGCGCGGACATTGTAAACACCAAACGGAGGAAAGTATGAGCGAATATAAGAAACACATTGGGCAATATAACGACATGATGATTGATATACCGTCACCTGAGGAGCTGCTAGCTGAACGTAATAGCGCAGCACTAGGTGATGCAGTTCAATCGTTCGCGATTCCACGGTCGGTCATTAAAGGTGACAAGCCAGAACCGCACGAGGACTTTGAGCAAGCAGAGGTACAAGCACCTATGTTTGAGATGCAAGAGGTTGTAGACGGCCTACCAGAGAGCGAGCTACAAGCCTACAAAGATCAGATGCTTGCAGAGATTAGTGACCGTGAGGCAATTGTTGACGCTATTAACCGCCGACTCGATACTGTGCAGGCTAAACAATACACGGGAGGCGTACGTAATGCCATCACTAAGCAAGTCAGAATGTGACAAAGCTAAATACCCCGACGACTATATAGATCACCGAACAGAGTCCATATTAGAGCAAGGGGTAAAAATAAACATGAGAAAAGGTTTTAAGGCAGCAATAGCGTATATAAATAGAGAATTTGCAAGATTACAAAAGGAGATACAGGGGAACAATGAAACCAAGTAAATACGACAAACGCTTCACACACGGTGAAGACTACTACAAAAAGATTGGCAAACTGGGTGGTGCTGCCAAGGTAAAGAAAGGCTTTGGCAAGAACCCTAAGCTCGCCTCGATCGCAGGGAAGAAGGGCGGAAGCGCTACACCATATGCCTCGCTCTCATTCTCGGCAGCAGACGAAATACAGCGAGTACTCCTTAAAAACGAGAAGTTCGACGTAAAAGAAGAGAAGAGCCGCTACGAGATTACAATGAACGGTTCGGTGCTATCCATCATTCCGCGCTATAACGGCCGTACCAAGAAAGCTGTACCACGAGACGACTTATCTGGCCGTGTCATGGCAGAGAAAGATATGGCCGTGCTAGAAACGCTCAAACTAATGATCGTAGAAGGCATGTACCGTGGCGAGAGCTAAAACCGCAAAAGAGTCCACCATCCACCAGATGGTGGTGGACTATTTAAAGCTACAATACCCGGGAGTCATATTCCGTACAGACTTTAGCGCTGGTGTTAAGATGACTATGGGGCAAGCCATAAAACATAAAGCCCTACAGGAAGGGAGAGGCTATCCAGATCTGTTCATCGCAGAGCCAGCTCAACTAGCGGGTGAGTGGTACCACGGGCTATACCTCGAGCTGAAACGTGAAGGGGTACGGCTCATGAAAAAAGATGGTAGCTGGGCGAACGAACACTTTGCCGAGCAGCATGCCTACATGAAACGTCTGAGCGAGCGAGGCTATCGATGTACCTTCGCGGTAGGGTTCGATGATGCAAAAGACCAAATAGACAAATATATGAATACGACAGATTACAAAGAAAGACGAAAACAAACACCAAACGATCAAATTTTCTAGAACAACGCTAGAAAGAATAGGGGGGGGCGAAATGCCCCTCCTATATGTTAGTATTATACTAGAACAACCTTTAATATAATAGGAGACAATTATGCTAGTAAATTACGGCGTAGCAGTGCCAGAATCACAGTTCACCACGACTCCAGATAAGCGTGGCGTGATTGGCCAAATTGCATTTACAGATACGGGGCGGCAGTTCCGTTACTGTAAATCGGCGGATACCGACACCCAACCATATTGGACTGGGATGAAAAACGACGCCACGAACAAAAACGGCAGCCTCGCTGCTGATGCTAAGACTGGGGACACTGTCATTCAGTTGAAGCCAGGTCACCAAACTGATGGCTGGCAGGATGGTACCATCCTTATCAACAACAAGCAGCTCCTTGAGTTTATCCAGGTTTCGGGCGACTATATCTACCTGCGAGACCAACTCCTTGAGGATGTATCAGCCAACACTGGCTGCCAGGTTCGTCCTAACGACTACGACAACCTGAAAAAGGTTACGGCAGGTGCTAAGATTTACACCCGTAGCGCAGTTCCAGCTGGCCACTATTTCTGGTGCGAAGTGTAGTCTACGCTACCTAAACCAAGAGAGAGGCTCCGGCCTCTTTTTTGGTTTCTACCCTAATGCTATAATGAATACACAAGCAATAACTAAATAGGAGCACAACAATGAGCACACAGTTACACGTCATGCCAGGGTTTTGCCTGGTAGAGGTAACTAATAAATATGGCTCGAGTCTGTCTATCTCACAAGGAGAACACGGCAGTCATACGAGCGGAACACTAAAGGCCATATATGTCCGTTCTGGTAATACAGGAACAGACAAAGAGAGGACACTCTCGAGATTCCTCGGTAATAAAATTTATTTTACGAAGTATAACGACAGCGAGGAGATTGAAGTGGACGGCAAAATGTTTATCTTTGTCCCTGTAGATGCTGTAAATGGAGGTTCGCTAGATGCCTAAACAAACATCAGTGCGTAATGTAATCCGTGGTGCTGAGCTGCGAGAAAAGATCAGCATGGGGGTTGAGAAGGCCTTCGACGTAGCCTATTCCTCATACGGAGCAAACTCCGGCAATATTATGATTGAACACCGTTACGGTGAACCTCTCGTGTCTCACGATGGTATCACCAATATTGGCCGTCTAGTGGTATCAGACCCAGTAGAGAACATGGCTATTTCTCTCGTACGCCAAGCCAGTGAAAAGACTAACCGTACGGCGGGCGACTCAACAACTCTCACTATCGTGATGACCTACCTTGTCTACAACTACTTTAAAGAAATGGCCAAAGATAAGCCACGAGCTGTACAAAAGCAAATTGAACAGAATAAGCAAGCCATCCTGAAGGCTATCAAAGACACTAAGATCAAAGCTACAGACGAGCTGCTCTACAGTGTTGCACACACGTCGTCAGGTGATGAGGCTATCGGCCATTTAGTGTTTGACGCTATCAATGATGCTGGCGCTAATGGCGCAGTAACAGTGGTAGAAACACCCGAGAATAAGATCGAGAGTAAAATCGTCCAAGGGTTCACGTTTAAAAAAGGCATGTCGTCTATCGCCTTCGCTGATGATATGCAATCTATCCAGACCAAATACGACAACCCAACCGTTATCGTCATGTCCCGTATTATCAGCAAGAATGATGACATTGTGCCTATCATTGATGCTGTCCTCAAGGCTGGCGCAGAAAGTATTGTGCTCGTAGCAGACGTATCGGGTCAAGCCCTAGAGACACTTGCTACTAATAAGATGAACGGCAAACTAAACATTGTCGTAGTAGAGCCATCAAGCCAGGCCCGTATGCTATTCCTTCGTGACGTAGCAGCCTATGCTGGCGCTGAGGTGTTTGTATCACCACGCGTATCAGACTTTACAGACGCCAATATTGGTAAGGTTGAGCGCGCTCATATCACCACTACAAAGACAATCTTGTCTGGCCCGGGTAACCGCGAGAAGCTAGACCAATACATTGAAGGTATTAAAGACGACTACCGGCGTGACGCCTTGAACGGCAAGACTGTCGAGATTAGCGTTGGCGCAGCTACACAGGTTGAGCGGCAAGAGCTAAAGCTCCGTATTGAGGATGCTGTAGCAGCCACCCAGATTGCTAAGGACTATGGGGTGCTCCCTGGCGGTGGTACGTTCCTCCGTGACATATACGAGAGCGATACTACCAACATGCCTAGCTACCTCACACAGCCTTACACAATGCTCGTAGGCAGCATGGCTAAAGAAACAACCGAGGACAAGCCATACACACCAAGAGCTGGTTACGATATTTACTCTGAGACGTACCATACAGACGTTCTAGAGGCTGGTATTGTAGATAGCGCTAAATCTATCGAGGAGGCGATTATCAACAGTCACAGCGTCGCTGCGCAGCTCCTGTCGATTAATGTGGCTCTACCGTTTGAGAAGGATCAAGAATAATGGATATTGTAGCCCTTGTCATTTCAATTTGTGCCCTCCTAGTCGCCTTGCTAAATAATCGCCATGACCCGGTTGTACCTACTACGGTACGCCGGGCAGGTCTCTCCTGGTTGGAGAAATACGCGGGCGCGGAGGAACAATACATAAACAAAAATAAAGACAAAAAACATAGCGGCATCATTGAAGCTGCTGATCCTGTAACAATCAACGCTCAATGGCGTGATGAGACAGGGCAAACAGAAAAAGACCCGCTAGACTTTATGAAGGACGTGAAATAGATGGGTGTGATCGTAGATGGTATATATTACCGTGAAACACCAAAAGACGCATCACAGCGCGTCTCAAGCACTGTCACGGGTATAGCAGACACAAACAGTAAAGACAGACAGCGCGAGGAGTTTGCGGCCGACCTGATCCAGTCGCATAATCCAGACGGGACAGTAAACGATGACTTTATCGAGTACTACCCAGAGGAAGCTAAGAAGCGTGGCCTAATATAGAAACAAACATAAACCCAAAGACAAGAGCACCCGCTACAGGTGCTCTTTGTATTTACCGCTCAAGTAGACAGACCATGCTCTGTACCCCTGTGACCTCCACACATCGTACGCGCATTTTACATTAGTCCCTACATCGAACGTGTCGCAATGTTCTCGTCCTGGGAGTATCCTTACCTGGAAAGCTCCTAGACTGTACCCGTATACCCTATTATTTTGTGTAAATGTTAGTGTTTGGTCGCCTTTTGCGCCTGTCCTACAGTGACTCTCGGCGGTAGCGATAGCGACCATGGTGTTTACGTCCCACCCGCTATATTTCGAGGCCTCCTCACGCACAGCGTCACATCCTGTTTTAGCTGGCTGAGCCACTATTGCTACTGGAGGCTGCTCTACTTTAGTAACCGGTTTCGCTACTGGGCTTTTTCTTTTCCCGCGGTTTCGCTCGTCACAACCTTGATAGTGTTATACTTCTCAACCTGTGTACGGCCCGTGTTGAGGCCAGCTGCGAAGGCTACACCAGCAGCAATCAGTGAGAGCATCACAGCAAAGATTGTAGCCGTCATGATAGCGCTCGTCTTCTTTACATAGAGCTTGTCTACAGCACGGCGAATCTCCTCGTTTGCCCCAAAGATTACGTCTTGACTCTTCTTACTGGTTTTACTTTCTTTAGCCATGCAAGTATTTCTCCTCTCTTGCTTATGTTTGCTATGTCTCTATAGTACACCATCCAAAGAATAGAGTCAACACTTTTCTGAGTTTTATTTACAACAAGAAAACCCCACCGTAGTGGGGCTCTTGGACAATCTAGAGGTTAGACTATCGGATCTTGGTGATACCTGTGATAACACCCTGGCGGCGAGGTTGAGTACAGATAAAGTTACCCGATACAACCATTGCACCAATTTCTGCGAGCTGGTTCGTTGGGTTCATGAAACCGCGGAACTGCATCCAGGTAGGCTGATCCTCGCTGATAGCGCTATCGATAGCTTCCTGCTTCTGCTTCACGCGCTCAAGGCCAGGAATGCTCAAGTCACGAAACTCCAGGTAGTTCTCGTTAAGGAAGAACATCTTGCCCACAGGAGCTTTGTCGTCAGCCACACATGGTTTGCCACGAAAGTCGAGCGATACGAACCCAGCCGAGCCGTGCAACTCGCTAGCAGGCACAGACGTACCCATTGGAGTACCACCGCTAACACGGTTGTAGCCACGAGCAGTCATAGCGTTGTATTGAACGCTGAGCTTATCGCCCATCAGTTCCTCGTAAAGACTCCAAGTTGCCTTGTCGCTGAGGATCATCGTTGGGCTGTGCTTTGCGCTACCAGCAGCCGACACAGCGTCAAACTCTTTAGCCATCAGGCCGAGAGTCAAGAGACCATTAGCAGCAGCCGTAACGTCAGCGTTGACCGAAGGAAGGGTAGCACGGGTGATACCAGCGTAAGTAGTAGATGCCGTACCGTTGTCAACGATCAAGCCAAGACCGTCAAGGTCGTTGCCAGCACCAGTACCGTAAAGCTGAGTACCGATGAGGTTAGCGAGGCTGTTTTGAGCTTCCTCGAGCTTTTGAGCGACCAAGCGGACAACTTGGTTGTCGTTCGAGGCTTGGTTGACAGCCTTCTCAAGCTGGCTCACGACAACGCTCTGAACAACCGTGGCCGGCTCCCATTTCAGGTTCTTAACGTTGTCGGTGTTAGAAACAGCAAACTGCTCCATGTCGGTAATTGACTTACCGGTTGTACTGTTTCGGGTTTGTGTAGGACTTTGAACCTTCGGCCCAGTCCACTTCTTGGTGTTGCTCATCACGCGAGCGGTCAAAACGTTCGAGTTGTTAACAAAGTCAACAACGCGAGGTAGAAACTCGTTCTTTGTGATGTTTTGCACTGTTTCTGAAAACTTCATTGCTTCCATCTCCTTATAGTTGTTACTAATCTGATTTTACGACACTATTCAGTGATAACCGTGGCCATTATTGTCCTAATTGCGCGTAAATGTTCTGCAATTTGAGCTTTGCGGCCTGTGGGCTATCTGTAGTGAGCGGCAACATAGACTTGTACCCCTGAATATCCTGGTTAGACAGAGCACCACTGTCACCTGCTGCGCGGGCTAGGGCGACTGCTAAGGCCTGCTGGTTGGCTTCGTATGCTGATGCCCCTGGGTTGAACATACCGAGCGTTGCGCTGTTCAGAAGGTTGTTCAGCACCCCTACAGGGCCTTGTGCGCCGCCAGCCTGCTTGTACATAGTCTCGATACTAGCCGCCTTCTTGGCCGCGTCAGCCTTCTTTTGGTCGTCTTTTGACGTCTTGCTGCTACTCGCCTTCTGTAGCGCTGCGAGCTGCTTCTGGTTCATCGCGTCTTTCTTGTCGAGCTGCTCGAGCATTGAGGCGTAGAACTGTACAGCCTTCGGGTTGTTGTCTGCAGCTGCTGCCATGTAGGCTTGCTCAATCTGATCACGATCCTTACCCGCAAACTTAGCTGGCTGCATCAACTGTTGCATCGCTTCTAGCTGTTGCGCCTGCTGCAGCTCCTTCTGTTGAGCCTGTGAGCCCTGCGCCCCGCTGAGCTGTCCGGAATTTCCGGATAGTTCGGGTGACGCACTAGCGTTTTGCCCGTTCAGTTGGCCGAGAGCGAGAAGGCCCGCACCAGCTAGAGCTGCGTTTTTAGCTGTATTTTTAGCTTTTCCTACAACACCACCCACGAGAGCTTCTGGGTTGTCTGAGGCTAGCTGGAGAGCGCGGCCACCACGCTGTAGCAACTTGCCCGTGGTTGATGCTAATGGCTTCCCAATAACCTCTTGAGCAACTTGCTGGATTGGGTTGCCAAAATTACCACTACCCATTACACCACCAGAGAGCGGTGCCATTTTTTTCTGCTTAGCTAATTGCCCCATAATAACAAACGGAGCTTGCATACTTCGCACGTCTGAGTATGTCACACCATCGCGTAGTTTTTTAGCAACGTCTTGCAACATCTTTGGTGGTAAGTTTGCGCCTTCTGCTGCCTTCAGAAAGTCTGCGATCTTGTCTGCATCCTTGTACACGTCAGCTGATGCCTCGTTGATAGTTTTCTTAAGCTCACCTGTGTAATCGCGGATAATCTTGCGGGCTGCGTTAGCACCCTTGCCAGTCATGTCGTAAGCTTTACCCTCTAACTCCTGGATAGCTTTGTGCATATCGTAAATATCAGCCTCACCGATAGCTGCTGCACGGTTCTCGCCACGCTCTGCCAACCGATCAAGGATCTTACCCTGTGGTTGTTGGTCTGCCGACTCTATGATTTTCTTAAGCGTTTTCTTTTGGGCAGGCTCAAGAGCAATAGACTCATCAATAGCTTTGAGCGCTTTCGTACTAGCCTCCTTAGGCATTAATACGCTAATCTGAGAGTCTTTCAAGGCGTTATTTTGGAATGTGGAGAATAACCCGTCCTTACCGGTAGCAATGCCAGCGTAGTTCTCATACTGGTTAGGCTGGATGCCGTACTTCTCTGCGTATTTGATAGCATCTGGAGCGCGCTCAAGCACCTTCTTGTCTTTCACGGCACCGATAATCTCATTGTTCCGCAGATTAGTCCCCACGTCCTCGATAGATTGACCGATATTGTTAAGCTTTGCTCCTACTGTGTTGTTGTCAGCAAGCTTGGCGTTTGTGGCGTTGTACATAGTGTCGTTGTCTTTGATAGCTTCGTTCACGATTTTCTTAGGATCAACACCCTCTGCCAACTGCCGCGCACGTGGATCTTGCTCTGGCCGGTTGATAAGCCGCTGGACAATATCGTCACTCTCGTCATCCACCACATTAGCCAAAGCTGGTGTTGTAGCTTCTACAACGTCATCAGCGACGTTCGCCACCTTGGGTATAGCAGCCTCTACTACGTCGTCAGCAACACTAGCAACCTTAGGGACAGCAGCCTCTACCACCTCTGGCGCTGCGCTAGCCACGGCCTTAGCTGCAATATCATCTGCCTCATTCCGCATAAGGTTGTTGAGCACACCACCGCCAGCTGAACGGGCAATGTCATCACCGTAGTTGGTGGCAAGCCGGGCGACAATGTCATCACCGTACTTTGCTGCCCCCTTAGAAAACAATTTGTTTAATACTCCACCGAACATTAGAACATACCCCCTTGTCGTCGTTTATATAGCTCGTTTAGTGTGTTAGCTTGCTCATCCTCATCGGGCACGCCCTGTTGTGGGTTGAGAGCGCCCATAAGTTGAGAGCCGCCATACAGAGCACCACCCCCGAGAGCTAGCTTGCCTACCGCGCTCTTAGGTATGAGGCTACGCAAGCCCTCCTGATACAGCGCCCGTGATGGCATTGTCTCTAGCGCAACATTTGGGTCAACACCAGTACCGATAGAATTGCGGATAAACGCCTTCTCCCCACGATTCTTGAGAAAGTTACCACCAACCTTCATAGCACCCGGTATAGCGCCTCCCATGATTCCACCGAGCAGTGCACCGTTCAGTGCGTCATCTGTCTCGCCTGTGCGTACCTTGTCGAGTCCACCCATCACAGCACCAGTTGCGGCTGAGCCAGGAATTGTATATAGGGCCTTATTGACCTTACCGAGCCCATCCGCCACCTTGCCTAGTTTAGCAGCTTTAGCAGCAGCTCCAATACCGGGTAGAGCGGTGAGGAGTGTTTCACCTGCGGCCGCCAGGTCACTGCCTACGTCGCGATCCTTGTAATTACCTGTAGCTAAGTCGCTTACTGCGCTAACTGTTTGAGCAACAGGGTTAAGAAAAGAACCAAGAATACCGTCACCAAATACGTTATACTTTTGTTTCTTTTTCTGCTTTTCAAGTTCAGCGTTAGCGTCACTGGCCGCTCCCTTCAACTGTTCACTCTTACTATCAAGCGACGACATTTGGCTTTTCCAGGCGTCATCAAGCCCTGGAGTAGTCTTACGCATATCTGCAAGCAGACCAGCGTTCGCTGGATCGTTGTAAATACCATTGAGCTGCTCCTTGTAAAAGTCGTTTACCTTCTGGTTGATCTGTTGCTGATCAGCGGCATCTTGGTATTTAGCCAGCGCTTGATCCTTTGTCTTACCGAATAACCAATCAAACATACTCTATCTCCCCCACAGTGAGCCGCCGCCAAATAGCGCGAGCGGCCCCCATTTAGCTACGTTCTGAAAGCCTTGAGAGAGGTTACGCCCAATATCACCAAAGTAGTTATGGTTGTTAATACGGTTGTGATCAGCCTGTACACGGCCAAGGCGGCTAGCTTCAGCACGAGCTGCGTTTTGAGCGGCTGCAAGCTTCTCTTGCCAAGCACGAGCTGATGAGTTAGATGCATCCTGCCGGTCAAGCATATATTTTTGGAGTCCGAAGTTAGCGGCGTTAGCTGCTGCCTGCCGTGCGTTAGCCTGCTGTTCCTTCCATCGCTCAAGGGCCATCTTTTGCTGGTTAAGTTCCCAGTTGTCCCGTGCGCCATAGATATTAGCGAGAGCGTTTTCATCCTGCTGGTATTGGCTGTAGGCGCTGTTACGCTGCCCAAGCAACGTGTTCCAGATGCCTTGTAGGATGTTTGTGGTGTCCTCTTGCGTCTTGTAGTTGCCGGCCGCAACGTTACTCACCTCATTCATCGCACGGTTGACTAGCTCATTGTAGTCCGTCGATGCATTTTGGTAGTTAGTGTTGAGGTAGTTCTGTGTATTCTGCATATTGCCAAGTTGACCCTGTAATGCACGCTGCCTCTGAGCCTCTGTAAGGCCTGTACCGCCATACTGCTGCCGGATGCTCTCTGGTAGCTTATTGATGGTGGTGTTGATTTGGTTTACTGCGTCACGAGCAGTGGTGTAAACACCGCGAGCTTTGTTTATCTCGTCAGTGTTCATGTACTTATTGCGCGCTTGGTCGTAAATATCGCCATACGTCTGCCTGTTTTGCAGGTGGGTGTCGTAATTAGCCTTTGATTGATCGGCCTGGGCTTGGTAATTGTTGAAAGCCGCTTTGCTGGCGTTTTTTGTACCTTGTGCGTCTGCTATTCTTGCTCCAAAGTCCATATTTAATTCTCCTTTACTCTAATTTAACACTGCTAGGCGTAGATAAGCCTGGCGTTAAGAGTGCTTGCGCTCCAATTCGCCGAACGATCCCTTGCCGGCGCGGTAATTCTGGACGACGAGCTGTTTATTGGCTTCATCGCGCATATAACGCTCGTTAATGGCTGCCTTCTCATTGATGAGACGCTGCTGAGTAGCAATACCGCGCCACATGTAGCTATTATCGATTGCGTTCATACGGGCTATATGAGCCTTCTCCTCTGCCATCTGCCGTTGCTGAAACCTGTATGTATCAATAGCTGATTGAACAGACAAGAGATTACGGTTGGCAACTGTTGTCATCTTGTCCCAGGCCTTCACATTCTGTAGCGAGGTTTGCCAGTCGTTGTAACGGCGTCTAATACCATCCCAGATAGAGTCGTAGTGCTTATTTGCTACGTCTATAGAGCGGTTGAAAGCGTCCTCGACGCGTTTCTTGTACGTATTGTTGGTCGTCATGTATGTAGCCTGGTATCCTGCCATCTGTTGGCTAAGGCCACGGAGCTGTTGCTGTTTCGCCAGGTCTCTCTGTGCTTGCGTTATAGCTGTACCGCCGAACTGTTGCCGAATAGACTCTGGTAACTTGTCTATCATCGTTTTTGTTCGGTCTACGTTAGCCTTGGAGGCGTCTACGTCAGCCTTGAGGTTACGTATTTCATCAGACTCTAGATACTCTTTGCGGCGTTTCTCAAACTCATCGCCGAAGTTCGGCATTGTGGCTGTTGCTGCGTCATATGATGCCTTAGCTGCGTCTGCTTCACGCTGGGCACGATGCCATGATTCACGGGTTTGGTCTCTATATCGTGTTGCGTCTGCTAATCGTTGTTGAAAATCCATAATTACCTCACAAATATGTCATCTTTAGGATCATATGGGAATATGTAGAACGTAAAATCGAACCACGAGCCACTCAAGTCTGTCCATAATTTTATAAATTGATGCACTGCGCTAGCCCCCGGCCCCCATCGTGATGAGCGGTGAGATACCCATGAGCCGAGAGACATTCTAGCGTAGATATTCTCATTATCAGCGAATATTCGTAGGTTTTTCCAGCGCACGAAGTTATTGGTGATATTACGTGTGTTGCCATTGCCGATCGGGACAACAAAATCGAAAGCCTTACCTGATATAGGATCTATTAGCGCACGCCCCTGTGTTGGCATAAACGGCACATCCTCTGAATAGTAGCCAGATCCAGGCGCTGCTGGCGTTACAAGCATGTTATATTCAACGGTAAAATTACCATCAGCTTGAAACCAACGGGCATACATGCGATTTACTAGGTGAGAGCGGGCCATAGACATGAATATAGGGATCTTGCCTTGTCCATGCGGTACTTTGAGTATGTCTACTTCTTGGAACTGCATCATAGGCACGTTTGTCCACTCCCCTGAATAGTTAAAGTTCAGGTTAGGGTGGTTTGGCTCATTGAAAATATGGCTAGAGTTTGTAATAACAACACGCCTAGTGACAATCTGAGGCACTTTGTTTGTAATGTCTGAACCAAATATGGGGTACTTTGCATTAAATATCTCATACTTTGTAACAGGGTCGAGTACTTTCACCCCGTAGTCGTAGTTGCTATATCCATGATCGTTTCTCGTCATATGTATATTGTATCACTTGAGGGTGATACCATCGGTGAGCGCACAGCTACTAGTGCTCGTGCCGCTGATGGATCGTCTGCGCTATACGTAAGTTTGTACGATCGACTACCAGTATCCATAGTTATCCATTTTTTCTGGTCGCTGTTGGCTACCATACTCCACGCCATCACAGTGTTACCGTTGCCAATATCTATCTTACTTTGCACAAAGCCGTACGGAGTCACGTCAGTCATGTCGAGTGTGTTCGGCACCCAATACGTTATATCGCCAGCCTTGTTGCCAAACTCTTTATTAGTTTTCACTCCGAGTGTCATTTGTGGTTGTAGGCGTAAATCTATACCAGCGTCGCCAAACGCTAACTCTTTGTTTTTCTCTATAAAGCCATACCGCGATGTTTTAATCCCGTAATCGTGTAGGTAGGCTATATGCTCCTTAGCGAACGACAGAGGTGTAGCAATATACGGATACTCTATATCGTCAGTAACAGGGGTAGGACTACAGAAAATAAGATTAATAGGGTTTCTCTCTCCTGTTGTCGTGTTGTAAAATGGCGGCACTGAGTTGATATAGTAGATGTACTGCTCGTCAACATACCATGGAGACCCAGAACCAAAATACGATGGGTCAATAGGCATCATGAATGGCACATAACCTAACCCATGCATCCACCTGAACTTATAGATGGTAGAGAAGCCTGTATTTTTAGCCTCTAGAAACTCGCCACCAAAGTTAGCTGTATGCAGCGCACCCGGCAGTGTATGAAGGGCATTGATACCTAATATAGCTAGCACTTTAGCCTGCAGTATAGGGAACGACGAGTTAAAGAGTAGTTTATTATCGGGTGCTGTCTGTACGTCGTAGCCAGGCATAGCTATTTTAAAGCCATAGTCTCGCCTGTCTATTTTTACCACTAGAAAGCTCCCTTAGAGTACCCGAACATAGCCACAATACGTCCAACCCTATCCTCTACCTTGATGAGCCCACGGAGCTGTGTGTCGCCCCGTGTCTCACCTGTACGCACCTGGCGTGGTGTTATTTGCTGCTGTTGCGCTATATTCCCTACCACAGTGTTGTCTATTTCCTCAAACTTAGTAGTGAGCTTAGTCTCTTTAATCTGAGAAAACGACGTTTCAAGACTAGCCGTGTTAGGGTTGTAGACTGAGTCTGCCATTACAGTTTCATCTCCTCCCCGAGTGTTCGGGCGTTAAGTTGTACAGATACGATCGTAGGAGGCTCTGGCGTAGCGTCTGTGGTTGTTCCATCAAAGCCAAAGGTAATTTCCTTGAATCGCTTGTTTATCTCCATACGGACGCTTACATCGCCCTCTGTGGCTGTTTTCTTACCGTATACCCATGGCTTGGCGTCAATCTTGTACTTAGGAACAATCGTAGCGCCCTTAGGCAGTGCACGAAACGTTACTCCCATACGGAGAGCCTGTTTGTCTGCCCACGGCACACCACCGTCGTACATGAGCGACTGGTAGCTAAACTTTTTGGCTGGCTTACTGTTATTGTCTACAACAGCTAGATTGTAACGTGTATCGTTCCTTGTTTGTATCTGGTAGCTAAAGTATAACGTGTCCCCAAAGTTCCAACACCCACCAAGCTCATACGTCACGTCAGAGGTATTATAGTTCCCGCTTGCCTCTGGCATATTGTACGAGTAGTAGAATGACTCTGGGTAGTTCTTATCCACTGCGCCCCATGAATAGATACCATGCCTCATCGTGTAGAGACTGGTCTTGCTTGGGAAGGCAAACAACATGATGCCGCGTCTCACTGTCATACAGTGCGGGTAAATATCTGTCGTGTCTCGTCGCTCTGAGTACTCGCTATGGCTATCGTTGAGCGTACGCACCTTGGTGAGCTGCTTAGCCCCTGTGTAGGCGTACATAGCACCGTCGATGATCGTGTAAGTAATGTTCTGGTAAGTGAATAGGCTCTTTGGCTCACCCATTGGCGTATCGATCTTAAAGTTCAGCCCGTCTGCAAACCCATCCCAGAAGCCGAGCATCCCCTCTTGGAAGGATCGCCCCGGCACTGTGCTCACTTTCTCACAACCTAATACGACATACTCGTCGTTACTAGTGAGCGTTGTCACCTCCATGCCACTCTCGACAATAACACGGTGGCGGTTAAATTCAGTCTCGTCTACCTGTGTTAGGCCAGAAGGAAGCCAGTCAACTAGATATTGGTCGTTACCAATAAATAGCTTGCTACCGCCCCAGTTGATGATTGGATGGCTCTTGCGTGTCGTGCTAGTGAGCAGTGAGGCGAAGTACTGGAAGTGTAGGCCATACATTTTGTCCTGTTCATACGTTTCAACGCGCCAGTTACCATCGCTAGCATACATGTGGATATGGTACTCAGTACCGAAGTTAGCGTAGTCACCAACCTTAGTCTCTGGGAAGTCGAAGTAAGTGATCTGCCCTGTCTGTACCTCACTGGCGTTTTTAGTAGCGTGAGCAATCTCTTTGTTCTGGGCATCATGCACGACAAGGTGGACTTGCCCACTACCCTTAGCGTGGAATCGCACAGATATACGAGTCATAGGCGATTGGTCGGGCAAAAAAATACAGGTATTCTCCTCATTCTCGATAATAGAGGTAGGCAGCCCATCGCTCTGAGCTTGGCCATTGATACTGCTCCACCGATTTGTGCCACCGCCAATCCATTTGCCATCACGGTCTTTTACGAGGATCTGAGCTACTGTGGGATACGAGCTAGCCTTACCGGTAATAGTATCAATAAAAGACTGATTTGGTGACGTGGCGTTAGTGTACGCGTAGATACGGTCATTCCCAGTAATGTAGATAGCGTCCTTTAGCCTCCAGTAGGTTAGGTCTCCAAACGTTCCATTAGTCCAGCCTGGGAGAAAAGCTGCAACCGTAACGTCATTGTTTACGTCGATCCTGTATAGTGTGCCGAACCTGTCAATCCCCCACCTCACACCATCTGGAGTTTGCGTCATATTTACAATCAAGCCGCGTATATCACCGTCACCTAAATTGCGAGCCCCAGGTAGTACAGAAAGCCGGCTTGGGTTCTTGCGCCCATCCATACACTCTGAGTCACCGTAGCTATTCTTGATACCAATCTTGCCGTCTGTGCCGAAGCCACCATAAAACGATGTTTGGCTGATGATTGTGTCGCCTGTGTTGCCTGCTGCCATTACCAAATACTCCTTACTGGATCAGTGACCCGTTCTCGCCCCATCATACTACTACCGCCCTGGATAAAGCCAGAGGTTGTTGCCATTCCGTAGACTGTCTTGTACTCTTGCACCATGTTATCGAACAGTTGCTTGTACATATTGGCGCTGTCTAGGTCTTTACGCATCAAAAAGTATTGCTGTGCGGCGTAATATACGGGCGCTTGGTGGTATTCCTCGGGGAATTGTGGGCATTGACCTATTTTGACCCGTGTCGTCGCTGTGAGGCCCTGATATGGCGTCTCAAGGCGTATTTCTCGAGCGTTTACAACCTTAGCTACCTTGTACCAGTTGCCATCACTGCCGTCTGTGACTTGCAGCCACCCGTTGTTCTCCATACTGCGCACAAAACTGTCTTGCGCGGCCGTAACTCGTGGGCTATTCTCTGTTAGAGACACATTCACCTCACGATCAGGTAGCCCAAGGTCTTGCATACGAGGCTCAAATGTCACAATCATGCCATTTGGCACGTCATCTGCTGGTGTCGGGAACAATTCCATCTCTGTGCCGTTCTTGATGATGAAACATTCAGGCTTTCCGGTAGACTGTCCACTTGTTAGCTTGTGCCAATCCTCGATATTGTGCACAAGACGGATAGGATAGTAGTTATCTCCGTCTTTAATACGCACGTCTACGACCCGTACCATGTCCCTTGGGAAGCGATATAGTGATTTACCCTGTATTAAGTTAGTCTCACGCTCCTGGCGCACCCAGTACCGTCTCACGGCGTTTTGAAATAGCTTAATCCCGGTGTTAATGTCCGAGACAGCCTTGCGTACCTCTTGTATATTGTCCTCATCGACGTTAATGAGGCTGATTACGTCCTGTTTTAGTTGCGAAAATGTCAGCATGTCTTATTCTCCTTTACTCTAATCATACACTACACGCCGCCACTCTTGCTCATCTCTAGTGGTAGATACTGGTTTTCGCCATTGTGAGGCGTCCTCGCGCCGTCTGTCGCGCCAAACTTGGTCACTACTACGAACATACTCGTGTTGTCTCCAAGCGCCTGTAGCCTCGCTAGAAATGGGTAGTTTGCGCCACTCCTGCTCTATGCGCTGTTGTGGTGTTGACCACACGTCAGGGTTGATTTGTACACGTTTGAAACGGATGGAGGGTAATGTCGTGCGTATGCGAGCTGTAACAGGGTCGATATAGAAGGTGTAATGTTCAACATCCTTAAATACAATGGTCGGTTGCGGCACTTCTACGCGGGCTATAGTCTGGTCGCCTATAATAGCGTGCTTGGAGCTAAACGAAATAGTCGGCAGATTAGTAGTGATTCTAGCTATTGTTGTTGATCCTACAACTCTCGTGTTTGGCGGTGCTTTGTAATTTAGCGTCGGCTGGCTTATTTTGACTCTCGCTACCTCTGTTGATGGCGAAATATAGAGTTTGCCCGGCTCTTTGTATATAACCTTTTCAATCTCTATTGCAACCCAAGGGAAGCCTTTGTTGCCCCGGAGAGAATATTTGTGTGATAGCGTTGGGAGATTGGTGGTTATTCTAGCTGTTGTTGTCTCTCCAACAATATCGTAATTGGTAGTTTTCTTTTTAGGCATTTGGAGTAAACCGAGTGGCCTCAAACCTGGTGCTCCCCAATACCCAATATCTGGCTCAGGCTTAGGGTTCACATATGTGTCTGCATATTCACCAGGTCTAGGCGCTGGCCTATCATCTGTCGATGCTGCCACATAATTATAAGTAACAGTACCGCTGCTAAAATGAGCGATACCAGATATGCCGTTACTATCAGTTGGCCATTTATCGTTATTTATGGCTATTTGCCACGCTGGTTCTACATGCCCATCACGCCAAAACTTGGCTCGAATAGTTGAACCCCTTACGCTGAACCTATACCAATTCCACTCTGTCGGGTATGGGACGTAGATGGCTTGGTCAAACTCTTTTTTAGAGTCGTCTACCTTCATATACACACCGCCAGCTTGAGCCTTCCACAAAGCCAACACGTACCCACAGTCCTCTCCCCTGGCTTTATTACCTCGTATGACAAGTAGCCCCTGCTTACCTATAAGAGTGTCTATTTTAGCTTTCACAAGCAGTTCTACATCGCTTTGCCCTCTTATCCCCTCGAGCGATGCATAGTGTGTTGAGAATTTAGACGAATATGCCTCTAGCCCGTCCCCGCCTGGCAACAGATAGTCTTTATCGTCCCAACTCTCTTTTTTAAATGCCGTAGGTAAGTCTACTTGGTTTATCGATACGAGCATAACTTACCCCGCTACAATTTCAAAATTCATAGCGACGTAGCTTGGCCTCCACTCTAGTGGCACATTCTTTGATGAATCGTTTGCTGTTCTTGTCGTAGCGTGCACATGAAAACCGAACGATCCCCCCTCATTCACAGCCTTGTGAACCGGCCCAGATGGCGATATAATGTCGCTCATCCATGTATTGGTTTGGTAGTTTTGTGGAGATAGCCGTATAGTGTCACTCCCGCCCCGTGCCCCTACATCGTCAAATCCTCCTGCGATCAGTGGAAACTTACTACGAAGGTCAGCTAATGTGAACGTATCCCCTGAGATTGTGCCATACCGTGCGTTATTCCTAATGTGTTCATAGAGTAGTGGGTAGTCCCACTTGCTATACCCACCCTGCCCATTGAGCAGTAACCTACCTGGCATAGGGACAGGGTTAAGTGTCATCACAATATCACCGACATGTAGAAGGTTTTCATAGTAGACACCTTGGTACACCATAGCGCCTTTCTTGTGTGATTTAGCCACAATGCCACGCTGTCCGCGGCTCACGGTCAATGTTTTACCGTTGCGCGCCCTAACAGCCATAATCTCTGAATTAAGGGCAGTTGGTACTTCGTCCGCTGGTGAGACAGTTATATAAAATGGAGCGCTAGGGAAATATGGATTATATGTAGCGTCTATATCGATAGTGTTATTCTCGTCAGTTATAGCAGTGGCTAGAAAGCCAATTGTCATATTGTTCGCCATATAGTCTCCTAAAAGTTAGTCCTAAAGAAACTATTGTTATTATTCTCATCTAAGCTTGGGCCTGCGATTGGCGGTTGCGCTTTATTTTCTATTGGGCTGCTAGGTTTCTCTTTGTCTTTCGACATATCGTGATTGTATAGTCCTAGCCCCTCATAGTCTTTATCCTCAACCGCGACAATATTAGCCTTCCCAATATTCTGTACAAACGTGCCAAGAATATCGCATATGTCACGGAAATATTTACCTCTAGACGCCACCAAAAACACACTATCGACCCAGAACCTGTTTTGATCATCTAGATCGAACCATGCTACCTCTTTACCATACATCTCATGGATATGGCACTGCTTAAAATCGAACCAGACGCGAAACCCCATATCCTCTGCTATATCTACAAGTTTGCGTAATCTCTCTGTCTCTGCTTCTCGCGCCATACTACGCTACCTCTGCCTTTAGCTTGATACCAGACACATCAGCCTTGCCATTTTGCGCAACTGCTTGATTTGAGACGTCTACCATCATGATAAGCTCGCTACTAGCTGCCCTGATGAACGCAACAGCTGTTACTGTACCGCTTCTATCTATGGGAATGTCAGCAACATTGGGGAGTGCTACCTCCTTTGTTCCGCTAGCCGGAAATGAGATGCTCCCCATAGAATAGGCCTTCCCACCCAATTTGTTGGTTTGAGCATCACTATATGTGAATACATTGTCAGAGGATAATAGCCAAATCTGATCAGCTGTCTTAATCTTATTAAGTAATGCATTCCAAGCGTCGTTGTTTATCCATTTTGTCATAGTATTTTCTCCGTTTAATTCTACCTCTCATTATACACGTACATAACAAAAACCAGCCCTCACCAAGATAGCTCGGTAGGCTGGTTGTGCACCTCTATAATAACACAACGCCCCTGGCTTTTGACCACGGGCGCTATGTATAACCACAGTAAATTAATTAATTATACTTGTACAGTCGCTCTCACGGCGTCCGGACTCCGGATCACGCTGCATTTCACAGTATACACCTACTAGATCAAATAGGCAACAGTAATTCATCAAATTCTCCGACAGTATTTACGCCAGAGAATCCAACAAACTCTTTAGATAGTAGAACAGGCTGAGCGCTCACGATCTTGTACTCTGTAAAGTACACTTTGCCGGTAGGCGCGGTAATGTACGCGTCCCCGTCCTTTTCAAACGTAACCACTGTTGTCTGCCCGTTCTTAGTTACAGACATGCGATTGATATATAACCCACGGCTCGCTCCCCGAGGTGTATACCGTGGCTTTATTACTTTCTGAAAATCCTCGGGCGGCGTGATGGTTATCTCGCCATTTCTCCACTCAATCATAAGACTATCTTGCATACGCTAATATTATAACCCCCAGGATACCTAGGGGTCAATAATACAACAGCTGATTGTGAACTATTTGGTTGCGCCAGCTTTAGCGGCCACAGTCACAAGACCAGCAGCCTGGAGGCCAAAGGCGATACCTTCGTAGAGCACCTTGTCCGTAAAGACGAAGTGGCCGGTGACAAAGTAGTAGCCAATACCTGCTGCGATAGCGAGGAACACCTTAGTGATGCCGCCCCACTCCTTTTTGTTGAACATGTCGAACAGCTTTACGATTGCTGGTACGATAAGAACGTTTAGTACTTCCATTTTACTTCTCCTTTATTTTTTAAACAAACCTGTGATAGCGTCTAGGATCGCCTGCAATATGCGTCGAATATCCCCAAGGATAGTTGTAGTGTCCTCTGTCTTTGGAGCTTCCTGAGGCGCTTCTGCGGCCCTATCCTGCGGCTTCTCTTCTGGCTCTGTTGGTGGCTCTGGCTCTACATGCTTAATTTCTGGCGTTGGTGCGTTCTTGATGCGCTGCAATTCCTTGTACTCGTCGCTACGACGTAGGTCATCAGCTACCATATTCCAGTCCCAGCCGTTACGGATCTGATTCCGGTAATGCTCAATACCGCCCTCGTCTGCGTCACGCTCGAGAATCTCTTTGTAGAGGCGCTGAATTTCATTAGTCTCACTGTCGTAGGCTGCTCGTAGCTCGTTGTTACGTGTATTGCGCCGCTCTGCTACTGCCTTGCCTTCAGCGCTATTAGCTAAGTCCTCACGGATTTGATCCCAGTTCCAACCCTTGTCGATCTGAGACAGGTAGTGACCAATAGCGTTTTCGTCTACGTTGCGGTCGAGGATCTGCTGATACAGGTTGTTGAGATAGTTAATCTCATCAGTGCGGTCACGCTCTACTGTCTGGCCGGCCTTCTCACGAGCCATACGGTCAATACGGTCTAGGTCATAGTTGCCTGGGCAACTTGTGCTCGTCCATGAGTTGTGTGGACGTAGTGGCAAATCACCATAAGCCTTGCGCAACTCTGCTACCAGTTCAGCAATCACGTCATAGTCTTCATCACGACACCGTGGATCGCACTCAATACCAATGCTTGTCTGGTTGCCTACCCAATTACCTGCGTGCCAAGCGATGTTAGCTGGGTCCACAATGCACGCTACACGACGGTCTGTGCCCGTAACAACGTAGTGAGCGCTTACCTGAGCCGCTGGGTTACACAACCAAGCTGTGACACCCTCAAACGTGGGGCTCTGGCCTGGGTCTCCCCACCAGTGAATAGTAATACTACTGATGCTGTTGCCTTGCCGGCCAGCAGTGTAGTTTGGCGAGTCATACTGCGTAATGTAGTTGTACGCCATTTATACCTCCTTTAGATATTAATACAGTTGCCATCACCAGCGATCTTGTATAGCCGACGGTACGCGGTATTAGCTTCACCCTCGTACTTCCATGCTACCCATGATGTTTGGTCACCTGAGTTATCCTTGGTGTTGACGCACGATAGCTGAGGAGATGCGCCATCCTTGCCATCCTTCCCATCTTTGCCGTCAGCACCGTTAGCTCCATTAGCTCCTGCCGCGCCTGTAGCCCCCGTGGCACCCGTAGCGCCTGTATCACCCTTGCACCGTCCTGCCGCACAGTATTTAGCCACAGCGGTCGCTATCTGCTCGTCTGAGGCGTTCTTGCCGTTCGTACCATTACAGATACCTCCTGAACAATAAGCAGCAACAGCGCTCATTACCTGGGCGCTTGTGGGGTTCTCTGAGCATTTATTGGTGAGACAGTACGTCTTGATGGCTAACGCTATCTCTGAGTTGGTTGGAGTCTTGCCGTCAGCCCCGTCTTTACCGTTAGAGCCTACGATAGAGCCTACATTACGTGCCTCTCCGTCTGAATAAGTGAGTACAAGGTTGCCATCCTTGTCTATCTGGGCGTTAGTGATGTTTGTGACAGGCTTTTCTACCTTCGTGCCGCCTGAGATGGTCACAGCTTGACCTGGTTTGAGTGTAAATACCCTGTAAATGGTGTAGCCGCTGAATAAAAGACTTAAAACCATCATGATTGATAGGATTTTTAGTAGTTTTTCCTTTCTAAACCATCGAATGACACGATTCTTTCTCATCGTAGCAGCCCTCCCCTGCTGTTGGACAGCAATGCAATGACAATTGGCACAAATGAGGTGATAACTGCGCCCACAACTAGGCGAAACAGCCATTTATTCCGGTCTTTGGCCTCTGCTGAGTCAGTTTCAAGGTCTTTTAGGCGTGATTCTATGTCTTTTTTGTATATTTCTAGCGCATAGATAGGCACAAAGTCCTTTTCTTTGCGCAATTCATGCTTGGTGATGGCGTCATCGATAATCTCCTTGACTTGCCATTTGTTTAGCGGTTTGTCATCCATACAGTTTGTCTCTTTCAGGCGAAAACCCGCCCAGTTATTCTCCTTCTTTAGAGATTATACCCCGGGCGGGCTACAGATAGGCCTGCTATTTACTCGCTAAAGCCTAGATCCTCGTCTTTGCTCTCCGCTTTAGCCTGTCGACCACGACGAGCTGGCTTCTCCTCTGCTGCTGGAGCTGTGTCCTTGACGCCAGTCGTGTACTGAGCTGGGCCACGGTACGCTTCGTCAAGCCATTTGCTGCGTGCTTGAACGTCTGCAAGCATACGAGCGCCATCAGAGCTGCTGTACTGGGCGTATTCCTTCCACATGTGCTCGAGAGCCATGTAACCAAGCCAGCCTGGCACTACCTTCTCCTCACCTGCGTGGATGAGGAAGGCGCGTTGTTTACCACGGATAGTCGTGTTGGTGTACTCATTAGGCTGGATGTGCTCCTCATCATCAATGTGCATATATGCAAACCCTGATGGATACGGCGCATTGTTCTTGATCACCACCATATCGTTTGGCTTGAACATACCATACACAATGTCACGGAACGTTTCGCCGTCTACAGCCTGAGTTGTTACGCTGTTGCCAAGGATTTGATCCTCAGTCAGCCCTTTATTGATTTGGTCCAGATTCATCTATTTCTCCTTTCACCTTATAGTTGATCTGCGTAGTAATCTGCAATGTCAGTTAGACTTGCGTTGTTGCTAAAAGCCTTCCTATTATACTCTGGCCGCTGTGAGGATGTTGTTTTTGTCGCAACACGCCGTGCCGTCTTGGTACGTGACTCGTCCTGCTTCTCACGTCGCTTATCGTCCTCAGTCTCAAACTCTTTCGGGTTTTTAGCCTTGTAGATGAGCCCAGCAGTGTAAGAGCTAATGTTCTCACCCTTGTGCTTGCGGTTGTACTCATCACGAAAGTCGAGTATCTTGTTTACCAACTGCACGCTAGGGTCAGTGTTAAATTCCTCTGTACCTGGCTTAGCCTTGATCTTTGGCACGATACCATTGTCCTGGAGGCGATCCACGTCAGCAATGATAGCGTCTAGCTCTGCCTTCTCCTGCTCTTGCTTCGTGGTCTGCTCACGATCAGAGGTGATCTTATTCATGAGCTTCTCTGCCTTGGAGCTTTGGGCGCTCATAGCACTGTAGAACTGTGCCTCTGCACGCTTGCTGGCAAACTCAAAGTCATCAGGCAGCTGAGTAGGTAGCTTGACTGAAAGCTCCTCGCCATCCTTCCCCTTCACAGTAATGTAATCGAGGCTATTATAGATGAACTTCTCCTCTGGTGTGGATTTATTCCAGAGTTTCTCGTCAATCTCGTCTGGGCGCTCCTCCCATGGCTGAGGCTTATCGTCTTTCTTTGGTTCTTCCTTTTTGTCTTCTGCCACCTTAAGGCCACGACGTTCAAGTTCTTTTAGAAATTCCTCGTCAGAGAGCCCTTGTGCTTTCGGCTCTTCCTTTGATTCTCCAGATTCTTCTTTGTCTGGTTCATCCTCTGGAGTCTCTTCCGACTCGTCGCCTTCTTTTTGGGCGGTAGCTTCGCCTTCACCGCTGTTGTCCTCCTCTGTGGTAGGCTTATCTTGCTGTTCCTCTACCTGATCAGTAGTCTCGTCGTCTTGGTCTGCGGCTTCCGCCTTCTCAACCAACGCGTCAAAGTCCATCTCTGATAGGTCTGTGTTTGATGATGCCAATGTAAACACCTCCATTATGTTTGATATATACCTAGATTATATCTAAATGGAGGTGGTTATGTCTATAGCCCGAGGCCGGAGAGGATACCGCTTGTGCCTTGATCCTGTACGCCGCCTAGATCGCCTATAGGCTGTGCTGGCTGCTCAGGGATAGGCTGGCCGTCTGTTGGTGGCTGCTGGCCTTGCAACAGCTCTGGCGGGATCTGAGAGGGGTCTGCCGGCATTTCTGGTTGAGGCTGTGGAATCTCTGGGCTTGTAGGAACGGATGGGTCTACAAGTAGCCCTTGGTCGCTAGCCGCCTGGAGCTGTTCACGCTGGCTAAGGCTGAGTACCTCTTGATCAATGTGGGCCAGGAGCTTCTGCTGTAGCTTCGGGTTAGCCATGAGGAACTTGTCCGTCTGGAGCTGCTTATTGTGGGCTAGGATATGCTCTGGAGTTACGTCATCACGTGGCTTAGCGTCGAAACCGTTCATGATAACCGCAAAGTCAATGTAGGCTTCCTCGTCCTGCACGTCACTTCGTACTTCATCCACGAGCATGTTCGGATCAGTCTTGAACTTGACCAAGCTCTCGTAACGCTCGCTAGAATCCTTAAGGCCAAGATCCTTGAACAAGTTGTACGGATCAATAACACCAAGCTCTGCCAGCTTGACTGCGATGTTCTCACGGCGGCTCTTGTCCATGTTGACAGTGCTACCTGGCGACACAGCGATCACAGCGTTATCTGGGATAGTCTCACGAGACAGCTCAACGTGGATAAAGTTACCATCAGTGTCACGGCCAGAGATTTTGTGGTTCTTACTGTAGTATACCTTCATCATCTGTACGAGCAGCTTAAAGTAGCGATCAAGCATGTTATCAATCTCGCGCACAATCTCATCCTGCCGGCCTGAGGCTTGGCTCTGCATCATCTGAGCTTCACCAAGTGTGCCAACGTCACGCTTCGAGTCATCACCGCGGAACTGAGAAGGAGTACCAAGGATGTTGTGGATGCTGTTCTTAATGTCCTCTTTGTCTTGCAGGACGTAGTTAGGTAGCAAGTGGGCTGGAATTTCACCGTAGGCGTTACTGAGTGGCTCATCCTCGCGAATATCGAGCACAACAGACTGGTTAGGCTTGCCCGTGAGCTTCTTGGCGTCGTCCTCTGAGATAGCGCCAGCGCGAAATACCTTAATGCTGTTGGCTGTGTCTGCGTTGTCGATAATCTGGCGGCCACGACGGTTGAGGATGTTCTGGAGTGGAATAGCTTGCTCAATAGGCGATGTTTGGTCAATCATGTGACTGCCGTCGTTCAGATAGTTACAGAAGGCGTACGGCTTTGTAGGTTTGTCTGTGTAGTTACAGATGGCAACACCCTTATTGTCGTACTCATACATAGGGCTGAGCTTCTTATCTAAGATGAGGTTGTTGAAATACCAGGCGACACACTCACGTGGCTCGCCAGTGGTAGTGTCAGTGAACCAAATCTCGTTGTAGGCTACAACAGTACTGAGGAGCTTCTGAGTCTTACGCACAAAGCCAAGCTCGTTCATAATCTCCTTCTCTTTCTCTGGGAATTTAGACATGAGAATATCTACAGTGTCCTCACACACCTCACAGATAAAGCGCGGCTCTTCGTCTAGCTCTGCATTACGATCGAGAATAACCTTCTCTGGGTTGAGTGCCTTGGCTTCAATCTCCTTGCTGAATGGGTTATACATGAGCTTGATCACACCAACACGCTTCAAGGCAAGGTTCTTTGCTGCTACCTTGATCTTGCGTGAGAGGCGTACCTTCTGGCTGTGTAGGTCTACTGCGCTCTCAAGGCGTGAGGCTAATGTCTTGCTGGCTGGAGAGTCGTCCCCTGGAGTAATCTCACACCCTGGGTCACGAGCTGAGACATAGGCGATAACGGCTTGAATACCAACGAATAGCTGGTTGTCTCGGTAGTCTGCCTGGTGGTAGTAAAGCCTGTCACTGTCCTGTTTGCCTAGGTAATAGCGCTCGTTCTGTGCCCGTACGTTGCGTAGGTTGAACCCACTCCTGCTATTCCAGTAGGCTTCTGAGTCGTTTACCCAGTACTTGAAACGCCGTACAAGCGTAGCGTCATCTACTTCGTCGATAGATAGGGCGTCACGCTCATCAATCACACCAGTGCTGGTTGTTATGTCGTCTACCCTAGGGTCTTTAAATACTTTTTCTTGGTCGTTCATGCTATGTCTCCTGTTTGTCTCTATCATACAGCAAAGAGAGCCGGTGAGACTAGCCTTTATCCAAGCTTATCTGTCTCTACCGCTGTTGCAATATCAATTCCAATGTCTTTGGCTTCTACTCTGCCGCCTGGCTGCATGGTAAATGATCGCTTAGTGAGCTTCTCAATGCGCTTAGCTGCGTTAATCAAAACTCCATACTCACGGTTGGCTGTCATGAGTGTATACATGAGTGAGTCTAGGGCGTGGTCTACGTTATTAGGGTCAAGCTCCTCACCCCCAGATTCCTTGGCGTAGATGATAGTAGGTAACGTGTCGATGAGGTACGAGCAGTACTTGCTGAATATGAGGCCAGGCTTGCCGTCTGATTTATTAGCGAAAGCGCTGTGGATCATCTGCACTGCTGCCTGCTTCTTGTCCTTCATGAGCTTATCTGCTCGTACAATGCGTGGTCGCTTCTCATCTGGAGCTAGACGTGCAAATGTATCATTGAGCACCTTAGCAATCGTCTCAGAGCCTCCTAGATGGCTGTAGGCGTCATGTGGCAACGCTATCAAGTCTACCGGGTCTTTGAGATACATTTCTACGATCCTCTCACACCAGTACTCTTTAGGCTTGTGGTTGCCGTGCAACTCACGGTAAATAAACGCCCTGTTCTCTTTCTCTGTGATATTGTCAAACATAGCCCAAAGCAGCACACACTCATCGTTGTAACCCCAGTCCATGCCCATGACACGGTAATTGCTATCGAAGGCTTCTTTGGTAACGCCCCACTCACTGAACTTGGTGTAGGTATGCTTGCTCTGCCGAAACTCCTCAAACACAGCACCAAACTGAATGTCCCAATCACCAAAACGCCAGGCACGATATAGCTCTGGGTCTGAATCCTGGAGAGAATCAAGGTACTTCACGTAATCTGGGTCGTTCTCGAGCAGGAACGGGTTAGAGTCAATGGTAGCTGGTATGTAAGCACGCCAGATGCCTGTACGCTTATCTATGACGATCTGCCAGTGCGTGACTTGCTTCTTGCCGTATATATCTACCCATGGATACTCCATCTTGAGCACTTCTGCTCTGTCTGGGTCTGGTGCTACGAAACGTTTCTTTACCCAGCCCATGCCTGCGCCACCTGGGTTAGTTGTAGCAAACACTTGAGGGTATAGATCTTTGTACTTGCTACGAGCTGAGCTGATGAGCTTCTCATAGCGTCCCTCGTCTGGGATCTGGGTCAGCTCCTCAATATTGATACGGCAATACTCATGGCCCTGATACTTTGTGTAGGCTTCAGCGTCGTGGAGGTGTCCACCGATGACACGGCCGCAGCCTTTGGCTGAGAGCACCATAGGGTTACGGCGCAACTTAGCACCAAATGGCTGGAGAGCTGCTACAGCACGCTCCTCAAAGTCTGCTAGGTCTCCTGCGTCTTTACGAATAACGAGCTGGCGTGCTCTGGTATCACCAAAGCGATCACCAATAGTAGCGATAGATACGTCTGTCTTGCCTCCACCACGTGAGCCACCAAAGAGTATCTCACGGAATCTCTTATCACGTGAGAGAGCTATTGCGAGCTGCTGAGGGCCTGGCAGTGGTAGCCAATAGCCCTTCTCTCGCAGCTCATCATACGTTGCTTTGTTTAGAACGGGCCAATGCGACTTGCTCATCAATCCAATCCGTTGGTAGTGTTGGTATAATAAAGCCTCTCATGATAGTTTTCATATCATCGCTAGCGTCGATTCCAATCTCTTGCTTTGCCTTGCCTTCTGTGCGGTCTGCTACCTCTTTAGCTTCGGCTAGGCCTTCTGAATCGCCCTTGTAGGCACGTTTAACACGCACGAGAGCCGTCTTTTGGAATGGAGTAAGCTCATCGCCCTTTTTCTCAAATTCCTCTAGCTCTTTGAGCGTCATACGGCCTAGCTTGTTGTACCAATATGAGATGCTGGTATCTTTTGACCAACGACCAGTGCTACGTAGCTCTGGGTGGTCTTGAAACCCACCAATACCAGTGGGGTTGTTGTGCTTTGCTGGCTTTGTATACTTCCGTTTTGGTTTTCCCAGCTTGGAGGGAGATTCTTTAGTCATGCATACATTATAAGTATTCCCCTTATGAATGACAAGAGGAGAGGCCTCGCAAACCTCTCCTAGTGTGTGTTTTGTGTGTATTTAGTGTTTATCTCTGCTGTACTACCCACAGCACCATGGCCATAGCAAAGAGCCATACTAGTATCCTAAATAGGTTCTGAGCTATGTTGGTATCATTACTCTCTATTTCTTCTTGCTTAATAATCCTGTAATCGTATACTGATTCTTTGTCTTTTAGTAGGTTAGTGATAGCTGTACCGTTGTCTGGTGCTGTAGTAGTATAGATACTCCATTTATCACTAGGGTTGTGTTTGTAGAGTAGGTGATAGTAGTACATTAGATTATTCCTCCTCCCCTGGCTGTCTATTTATGAGCCTGTGCCGTTGGTAGGCTTGATTGTGCAGAGCGATGCTAGCGGTATCACGTGTGTGTCGGCTAACGAATGGTGTGGTGTATGAGCTTTCAGCCATAGCTTTCTGGTATTGATGGAGTCTGTCAAGCTGATCTTTGTTTATCTTGTTGTGATCATCTAGGTTGCTCACTGTCAGATGGTCGACTAGCCTATATGTGTAGCCCTCTCCATATTTCATACCTTGTTTGAGAACAGCGAGAGATACTGATTTAGCATTTATTAGTTCTGTCTTTGACTCTCCTGTTTCATTATTGGTTCTTTCTATTAGGTAAATAGTCATAATGATCCGTTCTAGCGAGAGAGTGCCTTGCTCATCAGGCGCACGTCTTTTACTGATAGTTCATACTTTTGGTCTGGGTCTAGTTTTAGTTTTAGGAGGTAGATGATCATGTATGGTTTCATCTGGTTCTCCTTTTTTACGTTTTATTTGAATACGCCCGTTAATAAACAGATAATGTAAATGATAGTTCCAACAAAGCTGAGCATTATTATACGGGTCTCTGTCTCTGTTCTAGCCACAGTGACACCGTTGCACGTGGTTGTGCTTACTACTTTGTCTCTCTTGCGTGTTATCTTTCTTTTACTCATCATCGTCTCCTACACGCTCTACGTTGATAATGCGGTAGCTGTATGGCTTACAGCGGTTACGCTCGAGGTTGCGGAGTGCGACGCGTGCGTTTTCTGCTACTGTCTTATATTCCTCTTTCTGGCTGCGGCTGAGCTTTTTGTACTCGATTGCGTATAAATACATTGTTAGTTCTCCTTTTCTCTTTTGGTTAGTGGTTCGTATGCTCTCTTGAGTTGCTTGCTATTCATTGCTAGCTCGATATTGCTGAGAGCTTCGTCTAGGTATTCTGTTGCATTATCGATATAGTATTTGTCGTCTATAAACTCTCGGAGGAGTTGGATGCGGTACTTCATGTCCTTCAATTCCCATGACTCCTGGTAGAGTTTCTTTCTTACCTTCCAGTTCTGCATTACTTCTCCTAGAAGTTCTTAAACTTGATTACTGATACGTCTGATGAGCCGTTACTTAGCTCTGTGACACGGAGTAGGCTTACCTTCATGTATTCATCATTATCTGCTGCTGCGACTGCGTAGCCAAACTCATCGATAGCTTCATCCTCTGAGCTAATGTTGGATGACTCTTGGCTGCCTTGGTATCCATAGTTGTCTTGGTATTCATACTCACTAATGAGTGGATTCCATACATATACCTCTCCGAGCCTTGTGGTGGCTTCAATGGTGTAGTGTGTATAGATTGACATTGTGGCTTCTCCTCTTTGCCTTATGTTTATGTTTCTATAGTACAGCAGGTGGTAGGGTTATGCAATAGATTTTAGTTATTTTGCCAAGTAGAATTTACAACAAGTCTAGATAAAGTTAAACCCCACCGAGGAGATGGTGGGGTGTTACATGGAACACAGTTACCGAGACAGCACATTTCGTGCTTTTGTTGAGGGTTGTCTCGTGGTCTTGCCGGGTAACTAAAGATGATAAGTGTTCCATGGGAAGAAAGGTATTGTGTGTCTGTGCCTAACCACGTAACAAGGAGGAACCAGGCACAGATATTATGGTTGTAGTTAGAAAGATTCTACACCACTGCTACAAGATGTGCTATGGAAGTGCTGCCTCCATCTACCATTCATTATACTCTTTTCGGATTTTGTTTGCAATTTCTTTACAGCTCATTTTGCCTGATTTTACGTTGTCAAAGTCACGCTGGAGCATAGTAAGGTTGCGCTCGCCTACCTCCTCTAGAAACTCTGTAACACGTCCCTCAACGTTGCAAATGTCTCCGTATAGGCGTATATCCTTCTCGATGCGCTCGAGTATAACTTGAGCCTCTGGGCCTGTGCTGATATGGCGTTGGATATTCGCCATCACGAACTGCAGCGCTTCCTCTGATTCTTTTAGGTCTTGTTTAGTTTTCTGCGTCTTGTATGTCATTATAGTACTCCTCTCTTATCTGTTCTTTCAGGTTAGTTATATCGCCTGATATGTCTAGAAGTTTTTTGATATTTCTCTTAGCCATTCTCGTGTGTCTCTCTCTATGAGGGCAATGGCACGCTCATCTTGCTTAAAAAAGCGAGAGGTGCCAGGTCCACCCATGTCATGCCAACCACTGTTATATTTCTTGATGATATTTACTCGGAGGTATTCGTCTGCGTTAGCTTCTTTCACTGCCAAATCAAATTCCTCTAGAGCCTTCTCTTTTTTGTGTATGTCTGCTGTCGGCATGACCCTGTTCGTAAACACACGCGTTACAGGTTCCCATGTTCGAGATTCCCCGTTGCGCTTGATCGCTATGATTCTATACATTATTCTTACTCTCCATTTTTCAGATCTTTGAACACTTTATATCGTAATTTTATCGAAAGAAATATCAGGTCGTCTAACTTATTACTGATTAGTCTAACTTCTTTTCTCGTCTTGTCGGATAAATTAGGCAAGTCAGCTATGGCCTTTGCTCGATTTGCTAAGTCCTCCATTCCTTTGCCTATGCGCTCAAGTTCATTGCTAGCTTCTAGAGGAGAGTAGTCGTCTTCAGTGAACCTTCTTTCTTTCAAGGTATGCCATGCGTTTCCGTTTTTATGTCTCTCCTCTAAGGATACGGAAAACGTATAGTGACCTTCAATCGAACTTATTGCGTTTCTATACTCCCTCAGGGCGTCAGTGTAGTTCTGATACTCATTTGTTGGGAACTTCTCATACAGGAATGAGCAAGATACTGGCTCCCAGTATTGCTTTCCTCCACTCCGCTGGAGTGATACTACTCTATAGATTCTCTCCATTCTTCTCCTTCTCCTCTAAAATTAATTGGATGATCCGTTCTCGTGCGTTGTAAACCATAATGTCTTCAATTACCTTTGTGTCACTTTCTAAATATTGATCTGTAATATCTGCTAACATGCTAAATCCCCGTTACTAAGTATACCAAGCCTGATAGTGCTAGATATACCGAGTAGATAAAGCTCAGAAACAGCACAGACAGAAATACCGTAGTGATCAAGTCCATCCATAGCTTCCGTACGACGCTAGCCTGGCGGTACTCGTAGGTCTCATGTAGCCCTTCAATTGCTGTAGTAAACATTGTTATTCTCCTCTTTATGCCCACCACATTGTTTTGTTGTTAGTTACTTGACTGTGCTCATCAACCAGCGCTGCCAGAGAGCTTTCATGTTGCGTGCCCAGCTGTTCTTGATCCGAAATGCGTACCAGTCGTGGTGCATCTGCTCGATCATGCCCTCGTTTTCCATCTGCTCTAGTTTGTAGGTTACGTTGTCCATTGTTGTGTTCCTTTCCTTTGGTTATGTTTCTATAATACTCCGTGTTACTTACGATTGCAATACTTTTTTACGACTTTTTCGAGTCTTTTTTACAACATTTAGGTGAGGGCCTACTGGTATCCATTTGTCGTCTTGCCAGAGGTATAATGTTAGGTATTTATTTTGAGAAAACATTGTGCGAAGTAATCTTGGATTAGCTCGAATGGCTAAAGATACAACTCTCGCGCCAAGACGTTGCTCAGCGCGAGTTAGTGGGTTATTCTTCATATTCTAGTGCTCCTAACGACTCAAGGTCTTCATCTGGTGTGTGTGGCTTCTGGCGTACTTTTGTCTCTGCGTATATATCTTTGTCGTCTGGGTCGTCTAGTGACGCTTCGCTGCTAGAGATACCGGTTACTGGCGGTAGGTTATCCATACTCTATTTGCCCTCTGTGTATTCCTTGATGAACTTATCGCGCAGCTCCTTATTGCCCATGAGCTTAAAGTCGTGGCCACAGTATTCGCGCCAGGCTTTAGCTGCTTCAGCCTCTGGGCCTGTACTACGGTTATCTTTCTGGCCGCCCATGGCTAGGCGTTGCTCTGGAGGTGTCGTATTTACCTCTTTGTGTGGCGCTACATGCTTTACCTCACCCTTGGCGAAAAACTCATAACCTTTGCCTTCTACATATAGAGGTACCATGTTCAAGGCTTGCATTTGTGTCTTAAACTCTTGGTCGTTCTCCGCGACTACTACGACTTTCGTACCGTCGTATTTCTCTAGTTCGTACTTCTGCATAAATATTCTCCTCTCTTATGCTTATGTTTCTATTGTATCAAAGCTTTTTGTTTAGATCAAGGTTTTGGTAATCAATTTTGTATTTCTTTTCTTGCTGCTGGCGCTGGATCAATTGCTCAATCTGCGCTGCCTTCGTCACAAGGTCGTATACAGTCTTTACGGTTGGTTTAAATTCATATTGCCACTTGGGGAACATGAGCCGCATAAAGTCGAAATAGTTCACTGCTGACTCTAGGCCGCGGGTGCGAACCACTTCCTTTACCCATTTACGAGCCTGATTGTGGTTTGTGATAGAGATACCAAGTGATTTAGCTGCATCGTAGAAAGCTTTCTCAGCTGGGTCATAGTTCTTACGCGTGCTAGTCATAGGTGTCGCAAGCTCACCATATGGGTTGGCTGCAGTAGTCTGTTGTTGGGCTGGCGCGTTATTTGACACTGTCGCTACCTCTGTTGAGGTGTTATTAAGCTGTGTATTAGCCTCGATTTGCTTTGCTGTGGTATCCTGTGTTTTGTTCTCCTCTGCGGCTTTCTCAGCGTCTGATTCGGCAATAACTTCTAGTTTAAGCTTATGGTACAAATCATCATCAACAATATTGCCGCGACGATCGTAATTATCAGCCTCAATATTCTTTGTTTGTAGGGCACATTGTTCTGCCGTGGTAAGTTCGCGTGTCTCTGCCCTCTTTGTGGCTTTTGGCATAAGCTCGTCAACAGTGGTGGCTGTTAGCAGCGGCTCAACGTCTTGCTGCTCTTGTGGTTCTACACTGCTTTCGTCCATCATCTCCTCAAAACGGGCAGCTGCCGCAAAGTCACCTTTTTTGCGCAGGCAATCTATCTCTGCGCGCTGTAGCTCGTATGGGCTGTTGATGAATAACTTGTCATGTTCATCTCTACTGTAGCTTTTGGCGGTGTTTTTGCAAGATTCCGGTAGCGGCTTATCATCCAGCTTATTGTCTAGTAATTGCTCCTCAGGGGTGTCGATAATAGCGGGCTCGTCCTCATAGGTGTAGTCATCTTTGACAGTTGCATCCTCTCTGTAGGCTTTATCCCACTCTACTGGTACAATCTCCGTGCCATCCTGCTTGTAGACTCTGCGGGCGTCCTTGTCTAATGTTAGTAGCGGATAGATGCCCTTACGCTTTCTAATCCCCTTACTAGCGTAAAGCTCTACACGTACCCACCCAGCTTTGTTTAGAAGGCTTAGATGGCGCTTTAGTGTACGGATACTACAACCCTGCTCCTCTGCTAACGATTCATTAGTGGCGTAGCAAAAGCCTTTCTTTTCAGCTAATTGCTCGATTAGGGTGTAAAGATTTGCGATTGTATGGTTGCAAGTCCTGCCGTCTGCTAGGTATGCATTTATGAGTGGTGCGTACGTCGTTCGGTAAAACCTGATGTATTTGTTGTTGCTCTCCATTAGTTTTTTGTTCTTTCTAGAAACGAAAACCGCCTACCGAATTGTGGGTTGCATCGATAAGCGGTAAGCGGTTTACGTCTCTCCCACAATTGTTATAATCGATGCTACCCTTAGTATAGCGCACCAAAGCAATTAAATCAATACCTTTTTCTTATCTTTCTATAAAACCGCCAGCTTGCTGGCACGCTCCCGCGCAGGGAGCGTAATAAGAATGTTTTGTGTAAAAGTCGATTTTTGCGAGAGAACTTATTGATAAACTTTAAATAATGCCCTACTTGTATCTTACTTATGTGGGCCACGGATGGCCCTATAAATGGACAAAATGGCCCTATAGAGCACAATCTAGTGGACAAAATGGCCCTATACGCGGGCCACGGATGGCCCTATAGACTTTCTGAAAATATCTCCAAAAACCTCTTGCTTTTGCTTGTCATATGAGCTACAATAGAAACATAAGCAAAGAGAGGAGAATTTGCATGACACAACAAGAAATTACAAAACGTGACGAAAAGAGGGCTATGCAGCTTGCGCTGAAAAACCAGTACGAGCCAGTCGTTCCGCTCGCCAAGGGGATGATCAGCAACGCTGAGAATGAAAAGCAGACGCTTAGCTTGATCGCCACCCTCCACAAAAGCGTCCTGGGCCTCACCAAAACGGGCGAGATGCGTCCAATCGGTGACTTACGGGTATTTATGGCTATCGCTAACCAATACGGCCTGAACCCGTTTAAAAAGGAGATTTACGCTACATATATCTGGGACTCGAACCGACGAGGTGAGGAGCTGATGCCAATCGTGAGCATCCATGGCTTGCGTAAGCTGGCACGGAAGGGTGGCGTGTACACCCACACAGGCGCAGCAGAAGTTAAGAAGGATGGCGATAAGCTCCTGAGCGTCACAGTACCTGTGTTTGGTCGCTGGGACAACACGAGCACACCAATCGAGGTAACACGCTACACAGCCTACTACGATGAGTTTGTGCGCACTAACCGTGAAGGCCAACCAATGAGTAACTGGAGAACGATGCCTATCGTGATGCTTACCAAATGTGCTGAGGCAAACGCTCTACGTGCAGGCTTTGACATTGCAGGCATCTACGTAGAGGAGGAATTAACCGCTAACGCTAACAACGGAGAGGAGAGCGACGATGAGTAGAGTTGATCACTTGTCCTACTCGGCGATCGTAACGTTTTTGAATAACCAGGTTGAGTTTCAGAAGCGCTACATTGCAAAGATCTACGATAACCCTAAAACGCCATCACTAGTAGTGGGTACGAGCTTCCACAAGGCTATGGAGACGTTCTACGATAAGGACGGTGGCAATATCCAGGCTGCCATTGAGGCAGGCCTAGAGGAGATGAGCTACGTCAGCGACTCCGAGATTGACTTTGGCAAGACGGGTAGCCGTGAAAAGATGATGCAGGATTACACGCGTCTCGTAAATAAATACTTTGAGGAGGCTCCGCATTATGATGAGGTAGTCGATGTTGAAAAGCGTCTCGAGGCTAGTATCGCTAACGTTCCTATGGTAGGCGTGATCGACATGGTAGTGCGCGACAATGGCCTACGGCTTATCGACTACAAGACAGTTACTGCTTACAGCCCAGATGATGAGGAGAGTTACAAGTACCTTATGCAGGCATATATCTACCTCGTATTAGCAGAAGCGGAATATAATCAGGAAGTAACAGAGGTAGTATTTAAAGAAATAAAGAAAACGATCAACCGAGATGGTTCGCCACAGTGCCGCGACGTTGCTTTTGATCGCCAATCTGTCCTTGCTTTCGCACCTATCGCAAAGAAAATCATCACTAACGTATTTGAGTACGTGAACGATGACCGGTCGAAGTTCTTCCCTAACATGAACGATCGGATGAACGGCGCGAACAGCATGGACATTATCGCTAACCAGCAAGAGGGATTTGATGCCGCTAAGATAAAACGACAAGTACGAGTGGCTGATACTTTCGAACAGCAGAACGTTGTTATCGATGACGGAACAGGTACAGACGAGGAGAAAATTCTCCGCAAGCTTATCGAGTTTGGCATTGGTGGCAAGATGGGCGAGACATACGTAGGCCCACAGGTAATCAAGTACACGATGCAGCCAAACCGTGGTGTGAGCATGAAGCGCATCGCAGATAAGGCTAGCGACCTTGCTATTGCCCTTGAGAGTGAGTCCGTACGTATCGAAGCCCCTATTGCAGGTACAAACCTCGTAGGCATCGAAATACCAAATAAAGAGCGTAAAGTTGTTCCTCTCACAGACGAGCACCTTAAGACTGGCACGTTCAAATTCCCTATCGGCATGGACGCCTTCGGTAAAGTTCACTACTGTGACGTTGTAAAGACACCTCACCTCTTGATCGCTGGCCAGACAGGCGCAGGTAAATCTGTTATGATCAACGTCATCCTAGACTGTATCACTAAGCAGCTCACACCTGAACAGATGAAGCTAGTGCTTATCGATCCTAAAGAGGTTGAGCTTGCTATGTACGAGGGTGATGAACACCTAGAGGGTGATATCATCACTAGCCCTAAGGATGCATCAGAAAAGTTCCACTGGCTCGTAGAGGAGATGGGGCGACGGTATAAGGAGTTGCGTAAGAAGCGCGTCCGAGATATTGCAGACTACCCTGGCGATATGCCGCGTATCGTAGTTGTAGTAGATGAGTTTGCTGATCTTATGATGACAAGCAAGAAAAACCCATTATCGAACGTGGACTACGAAGGCCTTAAGGATGCGATCCTGGACGAGGTGACACTCACAGGTGGTAAGCTCACAAAGGCAGCGCTCAAAGCCGCTGTGAAGCGCGTCAACGATAACACGCCACCTTCTGCTGAGGAGTCTATAATCAGGCTAGCACAGAAAGCACGGGCAGTTGGTATACATCTCATCCTGGCTACACAGCGCCCATCAGCAGACGTTGTAACAGGGCTCATCAAAGCTAACATACCAACCAAGATTGCTTTTAGCGTCACAAACTCGCTCAACAGTAAGATTATCCTGGACGAGGTAGGAGCTGAGTCTCTAACCGGGAAGGGCGATCTACTCTACAGCGATCCAACGGCAAAATCATTACAGCGCCTACAAGGTCTGTATATCTAGAAAGGAGAATAATATGGCACGCACAGTGAATGATATATTCAAGGAAGAGAAAGTTAAATGGCTAGAGGAGGCGCGGGGGGGCCAGCGCTCTTATGAGCGAGGTCTCCGCCCGCGTCATCACTCCCGATGGGCGGGCCATGCCGCTCACCGGCATCGCCTGGGCCGGGATCGACGTGGCGGAAATGGAAGTGAAGGGCATCACGCAGTGCTGGCGGCTGTGGAACTGGGCGGTGGCCAAGGGCTTCACCCGCGAGACCGGCCAGTACGTGGAACTCAGCGGCCTCGGCATCCAGCAGGCCATGCGGTCCAAACAAGAGCACCTCTACGGCATCGTCCGCGGTTGACCCGATGCGGGGCCATCGCTACAAGTGCAGGGCCTCGGCGTGCGGCCCGATCCCCCTGGACGCCGACACCGTCACCGTTCCCCTGGTGAAACCCGTGGAGTGGGCCTCGGTCCTGCTGTCCACCGCGGCCGCGGCCGTTTCCCTGGCCGTCGTGGCGGCAACGAGCGGGCTTTCCGCGTCCTCCGTCATCATCTACTGCGTCTGCGCGGCGGTGTGCCTGGCGGAGATCGGAATCATGGCGGTGCTCTGCGTCACCATTGACTCCACTGGTTTCCACGTGAGATCCGTCTTCGGGCGGCGCACTGTTCCCTGGCCCGCCTCGAGGACCGGACTGTTCCCCGTCGTCGTCCCGGTGCGGCGCAGCTTGCCCCGGGCGGG